GGCTTGCCAAGCCGATCGCGCAGCGCCTGCAGGGTGTCGAGCGCCGCGGGATGCAGTTTCAGCTGGCCGGTGCCACGACAGGCGATCTCGGCGGGCGAGAAATCAGGCCAGCGCCAGAGCGTATCGGGCACATCGCGGAAATGGCGGAAGCTGCGGATGGGGTCGGACATGAGGAGGCTCCTTCGGGGTGTGGCAAAACAGGCGCAGACCTGCGGCCCGGACGGGCGGCGGGGTGTGGTGGACGGATTTCGAGGGTGGGTCTCGCGTGTGCGGCGGGGTGCGTCGCCAAGCGTCCGGGTGCTTGGGCCAAACCTGCGTCGTCTACGCCGGAGGCACGGTCACTCGTCGCGACCGCGCTGGAAGGCGGCGAACATCAGGTTGCGCATGTCGTGGATGTCGCGTTCGATGCGCTCGAGCCGGTCGTGATCGACGCGCCGGTCCTCGTCGCGGCGCTTCTCGATGCGCAGGCGCTCGGCGTCGAGCTCCTGCTCGAGCTTGTGCAGCAGCGCCTCGTTGGTGAAAGCCTTGCGCGTGACCGCGACGGCCAATCCGCCGATGAAGGTGAACCAGACGCCGATCGCGGCCGCCACGCCATGGTCGCGGAACGCCTGGATGATCTGGTCGGAAATGCTTTCGCGGTCGGACATGGGGCCTCCTGAGGGTGATGGGTCGTGCGGAGTCTCTCGAAATCCTACCGTCGCCGGACCTAATAATGCGGCCAGGATCTCGTCACATTGCGGCGTTCAGGTGGAGCGACCTTCGATCCGCATATGCGGCATGGAGGAGTTGTAGCGACTGACGGTCTGCCCGACCTGGATGTCGCGCGGCGCGTTGAAACCGAGCGCGCCGGACAGCCCGAACGGGTTCACCAATGGCGGCAGACCGCCTGCGCGCTCCTCGGCTGTCACGGTCAGGTTGCCGCTGGCGGCGTCGAGGATGACGGCATGGATCCGGTCGCGCGGCAGGGTGATGTCCAGCCCGTCGAAGGTGATGACCCCGGCGGCCGTGACCGACGCAAAGGCCGAGGTGGCGAGAACCGCGATCACCTCGCTGTCATTGGTCGCGTCCACCTCGGCCACGATGAGTCGCACATCGATCGGAAACGTTGTGTTGGCATGCAGCCAAGCCTGCACCCGGTCGACGGTCACGTCGGCGAGTGTGTAGAAATCGACGCCGATGGCCGGCTGCGTGCTCAGCGCCGACCCCGTTGCCAGCGGACCGAAGCGCCCCGTCATCACCAGAAACGTGTCCCGGCTGCGCAGGTTGGCCGCATCCATGCGGCGGCTGACATGACCGCCCATCCCGTCGGACTTCGCGAGGTAGAGCAGGTCTCCCGCGACCAGTTCGGTGGTGTCGGGCAGGTCGCTGAGTTTCTGATCGGTCATGTATCGGGATCCTTCTGCAGGTTTCCAGCGTCCTCAAGGCGCAGCGCAGCGCCGTCCTCGAGGCGCAGCGCGCCGGGGGCAACCGGGACGGCCGGGCCGAGATCCGTCCGGCCGCGCAGCAGCGTCGTGAACACGAGCGGCATTATTGTGCCACCTCCGCCGCGATGGTGACCGCAAACCCGGCGATGGCGGTTTCCGCCGGGCTATCGCGCGGATCGGCGACGAAGCGGATCACATCGCCCGGTGCTATCGGCACGGCCGCGCCCGCGACTGTGGCAAAGGCCAGCGCACCGTCTGTGGCCACGGTGACGGTGCCGATGCTCAGCCCGTTGCGGGTCACATCCACAACCCAGTTCGCAACTGGCGGCGTGTCGACGTCACCGCGCGCGCCGGCAAAATCCGCAGGGATGATGATGGCGCGCGGCAGTACGACCTTGCCGATGACGGCGCCGGGCGGCGGCGCGGTAAAGGCCACGGCGCCGAAGTCGTAGACCCCGCCACCGGCGGCGCCGAGCCGCGTGACCCCGTCCGGCCCGGAATGCACCATCAGTTCCGCCCCGGGCGGCAGCTCGACGGCCTCGACGCCGGCAGTGTTGCTCACGATGGCCACGCCATCAGTGGCGTTACGCACCGCCAGAAGCCGCGGGACATCGGCCAATTCGATCGTGAAGCCGGCGCCGGGACTGCCCGTGAGGAGTAGTCGGACATGCCGGCGCAGATCCGCGGCGCTGATCGCTACGGTGCCTCCGGCGCCGCAATCTACCTCCAGTGTCGCGGTTATGGCGCGATCGAGCCCGTCGATCGCGTCGTTGACCGTGACCTCCTTCTGGTTCTGGGCGGCCGCGACATGGGTCAGGGCGAGGTTGGGGCTTGGCATCAGGGGATCTCCAGGGTGACATGGCGGGGAAAGCCGCGACCGGCGACTGTGCTGACTTGGAATACGGTGAATGTCAGGGACGACGGGACCACACCGAAGTCTGCGAGAATGTCTGCATTGGCGTAGACGGTGCTCGGGCTTGTCGCAGCCAGCGTGCGCAACACTGTGCCGCCGGGCGCGTCGAGGATATCGACCTCGTAGGCCTCATGGGCTTCGCCGAGCGGCACGGTGCCGGTGCCGTCCTTCCACTCCCCGCCGATCCGGGTGCGGCGGATCCACGAGAGGGTGATGTCGTCCGGCGTGCCGCTGCGCGTGGCGGTCACGCCCACCGGCGCGTAGGGCTTGAGATCGCGGCCCGCATGGCTGTGCGTCACGGTCTCGGCCTCCTCGAAGAGCGCGCCGAAGCCGACCGCCCGCCAGGCGCGCGGCAGGCCGAGATCGCCGAGCGCGATCGCAAGTGTCTCGACATCGTCGGGATCGAGCAGGACGAACACCTCGCCGGTCGCATGCCCGTCCACGAAGACATCCGTGCCCCGTCGGCCCCGCAAAAGCCCGGACAGGGTGTAGGAGCCGTCCGGGTTGAGCGTCACGTCGCGGAACTGGATGATCTCGGGCGCGCCGTCGGCCTTCAGGACGAGGGCCGCGTTTGCGCCACTGAGCATCGCGTTCTGCGTGACGCTCTCGAGCCGGTCGCCGCCGGTGGTCATGAACACCGTGAGGCTGTTCGTCTCATCGGTCGCGAACGGGGATGTCGGCGTGCCGAGGGCATTTGCCGTGGCGCCCCAGGCCGCCTCGCTCAGGGATCGCCCGACCTGTGCCCAGTCCGTGCCGTCGGGGCTGCGGTAGAGAGAGGCGCCGGGCCAGCCGGGGCCGCCGAAGCCGGCCATCATGTAACAGAGCCGCGATCCGGACCCGCCGGTGTCATCGGTGTCGCGCAGCAGCGGAAGGTCCGGCAGGATCAGCCGGGTGGCGGCGCTGGCGCCGATCACCTGCTCAGGCGTGCCGGACCCGCCATCGGCGCGCACCGAGGAGACGTAGGTGGCGGCGGTCTCGGAGACGCCCTTCAGCGCCAGCGAGAAATCCGCGCCCACATCGAGACGGGTGATCCGGGTCCGGAAGCGTGATCCGGTCGCAAAGACCACGTCCGCGACATCGGTGGGATCGAGGCGCAGCCAGTCGGCCGGCAGTTCGGCCTCATAGGCGCTGCGTTCGATCCAGGCGCTGTAGAGGGTCTTCGCGGCGATCTGCTTGGCCGTCGTCGCGTCCAGTGCAAGGGCCAGCTCCATGCTGGACTGGTTGCGCGACTGCATGGTCGGCCGCGGCAGGGAGGTGCGCTTTGCGCTCTGCGTGCCCTGGCTGTAATCGGCGCCGCTATCCATGTAGACGACGCTGACCCGCTCGGGGAGCTCGACCTCCTGCGTGCGCCGCTCCCGCCAGCGCTCGAAGGTCCGCTCATCCAGCGGCAGCAGATGATCCGCATCGATGGTTGCGGCGGGCGGGCGTCCCCGCGTCCGGAACCGCAGGGTATCGTCGCTTTCGGCCGCGTCGAAAAAATACGCCTGTGCCAGCGGCTCGATCGCGCCCCGCACGGTGGTCTGCCGCCCGATCACGTAGCCGGGCACGATCGCCCCGAGATCGGCGACGTCGATATCGGACGGACCAAGGCCCGCACGCGCGCAAAGGTTGGAGACGATGCCGGAGAGCGTCTCTCCACCACCGCCGCCGCGATTGAGAAAGAGCTTCGCCCAGCCGTCGCTGCCGCGCACCAGATGCGTGTCGGAGGCCGCATCATAGATCTGCGCGCCGCGCTCGCTGACAGGATAGGGCCAGGTCTCGTCGAGCACCACGGCACCGGTCGCGGTGTCGAGCTGGATGAGCCGCGCGCTGCGCATCAGCGTCCAGCGCTGCCCGGTCAGCCGGCTTTGCCCGAAGAACGGCCCCTCGTAATTGATCTGGTGGGGCACGACCGTCTTCCAGACGATGCCGGTGTCGCTTCGCCATTTGAGCGTGTAGATCGTTCCCGGCGATCTGCCATTCGCCACGCGCGCCTGGAAGAGGACGCTGTCATCGGTGACATCGTAGCTCAGGCCCCCGGCCGTGTCCCAAAAGCCGGTCGCGCCGGGGTCGAGATCCGCCGGGGCAAAGCTCGCGACCTTTTCGAAGGTGACGCCGAGGCTTTGCCCGGAGACGCTGTCGTGCCGCGCGGTGGCCGCGACGCGCAGGCGGTAGAGCCCGAGGCTCGTGTGGTTGATCCCTTGACCGCTGGCCAGCACCCAGCCCTCGCCAAAGCCCTCGCCAACCGCGCCTGCGATGACGCCGCGCACGCGCGACTCCGCCACGCGCTGGCCCGCGCCCCAGACATAGGCCATGTCTTCGGCGCGCAGCAGGCCGACATCATCGAAGAGCGAGCCTGTCAGCAGGAAGTCGACCCGGCCGGTGGGGCCATAGGCCGACACCATCCCCATCCAGGTCGTGGCGACAAAGCGCGTCGTGGCATTGGTCAGCCCGTTGCTCCGGCTCCCGAACCGGGCCACTTCCTTCAGCGCATTCGGCTCGACCCTCACTATGGGGCGCGAGTTGCCCGACCCCGCGGTGAGGTAGAGATGGCCGTCCTCGCCGCAGAAGAGCGTGCTCGGAAAGTTGTTCGGCGCGACGGCCGTGATATCCGTCATCCGCGCCTGGCGGTCTTCCTTCATGGTGCGCAGGCTGAAGCGGCGGATCCCGGCCTCGGCGGCATCCGCGTCGCTGTCGAGAAAGTAGCCGTATCCGCGCCGCCAATCGACGGCCAGCTCGTCGATCTGGTAGCTCCCGAAATATCCGCCGTCGCCGGTCGTGATGAAGTCGATGCGCTGCCAGGGCTGCTGCGCCACCCGCTGGTAGGTGATCTCCGCCGTGATGTTGGGGATGCGGTTGCCGAAATCCGCGAGCGCCAGGTCCTCGAAGACGATGGTGGCAAGACCCCGATGGGCGGGCGCGCGCCCGGCGCCGACATGCGTCTCGATCAGCGGGTCGGCCAGCTGGTCCTCCGCGCCGGAATGGAACCGGAACCTGAGATCGGGCCGCGCGACATCGGGGCTTGCGCCGGTCTTGTCGTAGATGAGCTTGCCGTCCGCCCAGATCCGAAGCACGTCCCCGGCCGGCCCTTCGCCGAAGGCGAGCGCGAAGGACGCAAAATAGGAATAGGTGACCGAGGTTTGGGTGGCGCCGCCGCCGCCCTTGCCCCCCGAGCGGGTCCGGGTGACGTTCTTCTGCTCGGCGATGCCGGTGGTCCAGATCATGTTGCCGGCCATGCGCAAGGTGCCGTAGCCGAGGGCGATCGATGCGCCATAGGCCGACGAGGATACGGTCAGGTCACCGAGGCGCGGTCCCTCGGTGGTGACGTCCTGGCCCCGGGCGGGAAACAGGAGGTTGCCGGCCACCGAGCCGACGAGCCAGCCGGCCTGCCAGCCGAGGCCGACCGCGGAGCCGAGCGCGGCGCCGCCTGCTGCAACGAGAATGGCCATCGAGCGGTCTCAGCGTAAGTGGGGGTCGCGTCCGGGACCGCGACCGATAAAATCCCGGGGTCAGGCTCCGGGAGGGCGAAAGCGAAAGGCGAACTTGACCTTGCGGGGCCACTCGCCGGCATGGGGTTCCTCGATCACCTGCCGGCGCGTGGCGTGCGCGTGCAGCAGATGCGGCCGGTGATGCCGCTCGGTGAGAAAGCCGCAATGGCAGGGAAAGGCCAGATCGGCGAAGACGAGCACATCGCCGGGTTGCGCGTCCGGCAGGGCGACGCTGTCCATGTGCGCCCGGAAGTGGTCGACAAAGTTCTGTCCCTGCGCACGGCGGCCGTAGGCGGTGTGATCGTAATCGGAGAGCCGCAACGCCCGGGCGACCACGACCACCAACCCGACGCAATCGAGGCCCCGGATGCTGCGCCCCTGGTGCCGCCACGGGGCGCCAAGCCATGTGCGCGCCTCGGCGACGATCGCCTCGGCCAGATCCGCGCGCGCGGTGGCGGTCGCTGAGGATGGGCGGTCAACGTGCATCGGGATAACGCATCATGGCGTCCTGGCCCGGCACGTAGGGCTCCCCGCGAAAGTTGAGGACGTTTGCGAAGCGGTCGATGCAGGTCCCGAGCCGCTTGTCGCAGCCGGGATGGATACGGAACATGTCGCCAGCGGCAATCGCATAGCCCATCGGAAGGAACAGCTCGACGCGGCCGGTGGCCTGCACCCAGCCCTTCACCTCGATGGCGCGGCCGGCATTGGCCCCGGTCTCCCAGGTCAGCACACCGCCTGCGAACCAGTCGTCGGTGGCGCGCGGCTCGTCGAGCGTGGCGGTGAAGACGACCCGGTCACTGACGGCGGCCACGATGCCTGACCGGGTCCAGGCTTCTTCGGCCACGAACACGACGGTGCCATCGATGGTTTGCGCGCCCACGCTTGTATCGAAACCCGGCTGCGTCGCGGCGGTCGTGCCCCCGGTCACGCAGCGATAGATCCGGTTCTCGAAATCCGCCGCGGTCGGGATCGCGGCGGTGGTGTCGGTGATCACCGCCGTGACCGCATCGAAGGCGGCGTTGGCCTGGCTGCCGGCCCCAAGCTGGTGCAGCATCCGGATCCGCAGGACGCGCGTGCCCGGGGGCAACTGCGCCTTTATGAGGCCCCGCGCCACCCAGCTGTCCTCGGGGAGGATGGCCTCGAAGCCGGTGTCGAGCAGGGGTGCGAGCACGATCCCCGCATCATCCAGCGCCTCGACAACAACTCGGCCGAGGTCATCAGGGAAGGAGTTGGCTCGCTGGACCGAGGCATCCAGCCGGTAGGCGTCTGCGTCGATCTGCAGTGGATCCAGCCCCGATGCGACGAGGTCGAGTGTTTGGGTCACCTCCCCGGATGCGGAACTTCCGCCCTCCAGGTAGAAGCTGCCAGCCGCAGGGGCGAGGCCGCCATTGCCCGCGTCATGCACATCCCAGTCGCCCGAGACCAGCGTCCAACCGGTGGGCGTGAAGCCGCTGCTGTCGGCGGCGCCATCGGCCTCGAAGCTGGCATTGACGATCGGCAGCGCGTAGCTGACCGGCGTGCCGGTCGTGCGCACGCGCACCACGTCGCCTTCGGCATAGGCGGTGAGCCGGGCGATCTCGGGCGGCGCGACCGGCACCTTGCAGCGGTGATCACCGAGATCGGCGCGGCATTCGGGGCTGTAGAGCGCGCCGATGCGTTGCTGCAGCGCTTGCGTCATGCCCCGCAGCTCGGTCCGGAATATGTCCTGCTCGCTCAGCACGACCTCGCCGAACCAGCCGCGGCGCATCCGCAGTGCGCCCATGGCGGGATCCGCCCAGTTGACGATAAAGATCCGCACCTCGGCCTGATCGAACAGACCCGCGCGCAGCTCTTCCTCGGTGATCGCGGCGCTGTCGAAGACGCCCTCGACGTCGAGATTGTCGACGCTCAGGCTCGCGTCACCCGCGATGGCGCTGCGCGAATAGCCCGAGCTTGCCTTGTAGACATTGCCCTCGAACGCCAGATCGCGGTCGTGGTCGGTGAAGAAGAACTCCCTGCCGTCGATGCGCGAGATGCGCCAGCAGGTGGCGAGCGTCGTTACCGGCCCGGCGAGGTGCGCCGCGAGCGCTGTCGAGGTCGACTTCATGGGCGGATCTCCACGATGGGGATTTGCGGCCAGACACCGCGGTCATAGGTCTCGAGCGACAGGTCCATGTGGTCGGTGTCGAAACGCACCGGCACGTCGAACGCGAAATCCGCCGTCACCTGCACCCCGGATGCGGGGGCTGCGTTGAAGGTCACGCGCCCGGTGGCCGTGTCGACGCTCCAGCCAGAGGTCGCCTCGACGCCGTCGAGGCTGATCTTCACCGTTCCCGCAACGGGCCTGGTGATGAGGCGGGTCTCGACCGCGCCGCCGCTCGCGTAGCTCTTCACGAGCTGGACCGTTCCGGTCGTGCCATCGCCCTGCGCGATCGGCTGCGCCAGCGCCTGGTAATCGGTCCAGTCCTTGAAGCGGAACCCGTAGGCGCGGCCGCGGCGCGCGCGGAAGAACGCGATGAGCTCGGCAACATCGGCCCGGCGTTTGAGACCGCTGCCCACATCCCAGCGGCCGCGGGCGGCCGCCCAGTTGATATTGCGCCGTTCCAGCCCGGCGCTCGTGGTGATCACCGTCGTGCTGTAGCCCGGACCGCCCGACGCGCCCCGCGCGATCGCCTCCGGAAACCGCACCTCGTGAAATCCGGTCATGCATCCTCACATGTTGCGTTGCGCGCGCTGAAGCGCGCGCGACAGGTCCGCCGAGATCTGCCCCTGCGAGCGGCGGAAGGACCTGGCGTCCGGCGTCGTGACATTCATCACCACCTGGACGGGGCGCGGGTGCTCGCTGTCCCGGCTGCGGGGCGCCGCTGCCAGCTGGCGCCGCGACAGCACCATCTCGCCCCGTTGCAGGATGGCCGGCACCTCGTCATGGCGCAGCCCGGCCAGGCCGCCACTGTGCATCCGGGGCGCGCCGGCAAAGGCCAGCGCGGGGACGGGCCGCGTGGGGGCGGGCGCACCGACCAGCCCACCGCTGTGGAAGATGCCCGCCAGCAGGTTGCCACCCCCGCCCAGCCCGGAGACCCAGTTGGCCAGGGGGCCGGTGATGGCCGAGCGCACAGCGATGCGGGTGATATCGGCCATGATGCTGTCGGCCAGCGCGCGAAAATCCATCCGGCCCTTCGTGACAAACGCCACCAGCGCGTCTTCGGCGCCCTTGAAGGCCCGCCCGAGCGCCGCGCCGATCTGCTGGCCGGTGGTCATGGCCGATTGGGCATAGCGCGCCAGCACGTCGGACGCCGCCTGCCAGCCCGAACTCGCCTGGTCGGCGGCGGTCTGGGTGGCAGACCCGGCGGTGCGGGCGGCTCCGGCGCTCTCGTCCAGCGCCGTGGTGACGCCGTCGGCGGCGACGGCCGTCTCCTCCAGTGCCGCCTCGCTGTCCCGCTCTGTACCTCTGACCACATCCCGCAGCGCCTGCCAGGCGGTCATGGGACGGCTGGCAGCACCCGACAGCATCCCGGCGGCTTCGGCATAACCCGCAGCGCGGCCGCGCGCATCGGCAGCCATCCCGCCGAAAAGCTCCGGCGCCTCCACATAGGTGCGGCCCATGGCAGCGCGGAAGGCGTCTCCGGCGGCATCGCCGACCGCGGCCGCGGCGCCGGCGAAGTGGTTCTCGACCCCGCCCAGCTCGACCGGGTCCAGCGTGCCGATGGAGAGGCCACCCTCGCCGGTCGCCCAGTCAGGCAGATTGGAGAGCACCGCATTCAGCCGGGTGATAAAGCGGTTGATCCGCGCCACCACGCCGTTGATCATCGACTCGACGCCGTCGATCAGTGCATTGGCGGCGCCGAAGGCGAAGTCTCCAATGGCCTCCGGCAGTGCGCCCCAGATTGCCTTCACGGCGTCAAAGGCGCCGGAGAAGGTCGCGACCGTGCTGCCCGCCCAGCCGACCACAGCCGCCGTCGCGCCCTGCAGACTGTCATAAATGCTGGCTTGCGCCGCGGCCCAGCCGGCCTCCACCCGCGCCCAGGCGGCGCCGGCGCGCAGTGCGATCCGGTCCCAGGCCTCCGCGGCCACGTTCTTGAGCAGACCGAGCGCTTCGCCGATGCCGCCCGTCGCAGCGACCAGTCGTGTGAATTGGTAGATCAACTCGCCCGCGCCGACGACGAGCGCGCCGATGCCGGTCCGGATCAGCGCCCCGCGCAGGACGACCAGCGCCGTGGCGAGGCCGCGCACCGAGAGGGCTGCCGCGGCCATGCCGGCGACCCAGCGGCCGGCCAGGAAGGCGGCAAAGCTCCCTGCGATACTGGCCAGCCGCCCGAGGTTGGCGAAGAGCCCCTGGATGGCCTGCCCGAGCGGGCCTGTCGTGCGCGCAACCGCCCCAATGGCCTCGGCGACGGATTCCAGCGCGGGGGCGGCCGCGACGGCCAGCTGGTTCGAGAGCCCGCGCCAGACCAGGCCGAGGCGCGAGATGGCGTCATTGGTCCGTTCGATCCGGGCGGCGTCCTGCTCGGAGACGACGACGCCGAAATCCCGCACGTCCTCCGTTGCCTGGCGCAGCGTCGCGGTATCGATGCGGCTCATGGCGATGGAGCCTTCCTCGCCGAAGAGCTGGCCCGCGACAGCCGCGCGCTCGGCGGCCGGCACGAAGTCTTCAATGGCGGCGTTGATCGCGCCGACTCGCTGGTCCAGCGGCAGGGCGATCAGATCGGTGGCGGAAAGCCCGAGCCGGTCCAGCGCGTCGGCGGCGGGACCGGATCCGGACGCCGCCTGGCTCAACCGTCGCGTCAGATCCTTGGTGGCCTGCTCGATACCGGACATGGCCACGCCGGCCAGTTCGCCCGCACGCTCCAGCGTCTGGATCGAGGCGACAGTGGTGCCCAGCGATTGCGCCAGCTTGGCCTGCGCATCCACCGTCTGCAGGCCGGAGCGCAGCATGGCCACGCCCGCCGCCGTGGCGGCGGCAACAGCGGCGGCTGACGCCACACGCACCCGGCGCGCAAAGCTCGCCAGCCGCCGGTTCGCCGCCTCCATCTCCCGGCTGAGCCGCCCAAAGCCGCGCTTGCCGGCCTCGCCCACGCCCTCGAGCTCGGCGCGCACCTGCCGTCCGCCAGTCGCCGCGAGGCGGACGCTGACCCGTTTCTCGGCCATGGCATGATCCTTGAATTGCCAGTGCGCCTGTCTTACGTTTGGCGCATCGATAAAGTGAAAGTATGAGCATGGCCGAGACCGCGACCCTGTCCTCGAAGTTCCAGATCTCCATCCCAAAGGCGATCCGCACGGCGCAGCACTGGGAGGCCGGGCTGACCTTCGCGTTCATCCCGAAAGGGACGGGCGTCCTGCTCGTGCCGGTGCCGAAGCGGGAGGCGCTGAAGGGCCTCGCGCGTGGCACCGCGCCGATCGACTATCGCGACCGCACCGATCGGGTCTGATGATCCTCGTCGACACATCGGCCTGGATCGAATGGCTGGTCGCATCGCCCACGGGCGACAAGCTCGCACCGCACCTGCCAGAGCAGGCCGACTGGCTCGTCCCGACCATGGTTCAGTTCGAGCTCGCCAAATGGCTGACGCGCGAGGTCGGCGAGGACAAGGCGGATCAGGTCATCGCCTTCACGCAGGTCTGCACTGTCATCCCGCTCGACACCGACATCGCGCTGGCCGCGGCGGAGGCGTGCAGTGCCCACAATCTGGCGACCGCAGATGCCATCGTATTCGCGACCGCCCGTGCACAGGGCGCTGCCTTGCTGACCTGTGATGCGCATTTTGACGGACTGCCCGGCGTCACCCTGATCGAGAAGATCAAGGACTGACGTGCGAGTCGCCATTCGTCTCCAGTTGCGCGTTCAACTTGACCACCATGACCGCCTCGAGGGCGGGCAGCAGCTCGGCCATGGCCAGAGGTGGCACGCCCAGCGCGTTGCCGAGTGCGAGCGCCGCTGACATATCCCAGCCAATGACGGCGCGGGACTGCACGCGCAGCTGACCACCGAGGCGGCCGACAAGGTCCCAGACCTGCGTGCCCTCGAACGTCAGCGGCTGGTTCAGGACCGCGGGGCAGTCCTGGCACGCTTGCGGGCAGGCTTCGCCGGGTTCGCA